AAAGCTGGTGCATAGTCAAGTACACCTGACATTGAAAGAGCACTAGCAACATCTGATGAACAGATGATGAAGTTACCTTTACCACGCCTTGTGTCTTGTGCGATGACATTAGCATCACGCTCGATATTAAATAAAAGACCTTTAAATCTTTCTACGGACCATCTTCCGTTACTGTCGACATCTAAGTCAAATGTTCCGGCAGTAGCTGTGCTGGCAGAACCAGTTTTTGCTACTTTGTAGATAGTTCTAATAACTTCACGATTAATTTCTGCAAGAATTTCTTGAGAAAGAATATTGGAAAGTTCGGATTCCGCATCTAAACCATGAACAGCTTTCAAGTCTTGTGCTAGTTCTACTGTGTACTGAGCTTTTAACGCTCTGGACTTAGCAGTAACAGTTGTTTTCTCGATTGAGAAAGCCATTTCATTTAGTGTAGTTGAGTCTCCAAAACCTTCTGCAGTGCTTGTAGATACCCCGTTTCCTGTAGTGTAAGTACCGTCTACTGGATTAGCTCCAGCATGTGTACCTGCACCTGAGAAATCAGTGTCTGCTTCGTTGAATAAAGCCTCAGCGCCAGTTTGACTGGTGAAATGAGATTTCATTGCAAAGATTAGACCAGTTGGTCCAGACATTGGTTGTACTCCACAAACATCGTAAGCCATAAGGTTAGGTAAAGCACGTCTAACTAGTGAGATCAATATAGGATCGTAGTTGTCAACGCTTGCACCTGTTTGGTTAGCATGTGTAGCCTCGAAAAGAGCTTCTTTTTCTTCACGAAGAGCCTTCTCTTGGTTTTCGAGTACTACTGTGGTTACCGCCTTCTTGTACGGGTCCTTGATCTCATTGAGTTCAGGATGTTCAAGAACTGGGCTCCACTTATTTTGTAGTTCTTCTGAAAGATACATCAGTTTCTCCTTGTTTTACTTTGTTTGTTATTTCTATAACCTAATTATTTATAAAAATGTTAATTTTTAACCTTATCAAACTTCGCTGCTTGAGAGATACCTTGTACATATCTACTCATCACGGTGTTGTCTGTTAAAGTTCCCTGATCAACGCTATCTTCTAGCTTATCACTATCATCAGCTTTCGCTTTAGGAAAATAATTTTCCTTGATAACATTTAGTTTTGAAATATACTTGTCTTCGCCGTCGAAATTAATTCCTTCGACTAAACCTGCGAATTTCTCCACTTCAGTTTCAGCTAGATCGTCAACCACGGAACGGAAAACTTTTTCCTTTTGTAGTTGTTCTCTGTCTTCGCTGATTGCAACTGACTTGTTAATCTCTTCGTTTAACTTAGATTTTAACTCATCAATTTCAGACTGTTGTTCTGCCAACACATCGAATTTTTCTTCAGGAACATCAATATAATGTTCTTTGAATACTTCTCTCATACCGTTAAGGAATGATTCAGTAATTTCGTTGCGTAAGCCGTTCTCAACAGCTAGCTCGTTTTCTTTAAGCCATTGCTCAGTTACATAACTGAGGTATTTGTCTACATTTTCTACGAGCTTCTCTTTTGCCTCATCAAAAGCCTTATTGGCTTCCTCAACAAGCTCATCCTCAATGGATTCCATTTGTTGATTGACTCTGGCCACAACCGATGCCTCAAATAATGAAGCTGCTTGTGTTTTAAATTCTTCTGAAAGATGCTCCTCGTCCGCGAACAAGTTAGCAATGTCCTCTTCGAATAAAGTTTCCTCTGTTGATTCTTCTTCAGATGCTTCTACTTCGTCTTCTTCAGATTCAGCAATAACTTCTTCTTCGCCTTCTTCAACATATTCTACTTCTTCGCCTTCGACTACTTCTTCCTCTGCAACAATCTCTTCGTCTGCTACTTCAGGTGTTTCTTCTAGTACTTCATCTTCAGTCTCTTCGACTTCTTCTTGATGTACATTACCTTTAGAGCTAGATTGTGCTACAACGCTTTGAGTTGCCTCTCCATCGTTGTAGTTAGGTGCTTTACCAGCGCCTGAGTTTGAAGGTCTAGGGGCACTGCCAGCCTTAGCTGACGCTTCCTTTCCTACTGGGCTTGTTAATCCGCCTTCAGGGTTGCTTGAACCACTAAGGTCTTGCTGTTCTGGGTTTGGATTAGAGTTACCTTGTAGGGGTGGTTTAGCATCTCCATTGCTTGACTTATCTAATGGACGATTTGCCGCTAGTTCGTCAAGTACTTCTACAGCATCGTCTTGCAACTTGCCTTCTAGAAGTTCTCTGATTTTGGATTCTACTCCCATGTTACTCTCCTCTTAGGATTATTTAATTTTAATATAATCTAATAAACTATTTATATTTATACAGATTTCTATTATATTTTAGACAGTTTATCTAGAAAATTGCTAAAAACTGCAAATTTAGCTTCTTCTAAATCTCTCTGAGAAGCCTTGTTAATTATTGCCTTGCTTTCTTCTATGTCTTGTTCTGTCCATTTACCATTAACAAAAACCCATTCCCTTCCTTCCATAATACCGGATACAAAAGCGTCTGGAGCGCTAGGATCTGCAACAATATCCGCTGCTGTGGCAAGCATAAAGTCATCTTGTACTTCATTAATGCCATTCCTCTCTTTTAAAGAGCCCAATCCTCTGGAGCTTACTCCAAGTTGAGCGCCTTCGCTAATAAGTTCTTTTACAATTTTACCCATTGGTGTGTCCATAATTTTGGCTTTACCAATCCAATTGCTGCCGTCTTCCTTTAGTGAAACTATCATATGAGATACTCTGTCCAAGTTTACAGTAGGTCCTTCTGGGTGTCCTAACTCTCCGTAAGCTCTTTTAGTGTTGACAGATTCGTTAACATATCTGTTAACTTCTCGTTGCATAATCTCTTTAGGATATACACGACCGTTTTTGTTCTTTAAATCTGATTGTAAGAATACACCTTCAATGAATACATTAGGCTTCTTAGGATCTTTACTATCTTCTGTGAGATAGTTAATACTTTCGTTGAATTCTTTAATAAGTCTCATTTATTTCTCCTTAACCTAAAGATCCACCGTCATAAACACTTCCTGAATCATTAGTGTCTAGTGGTGCGTCTTGATGTTGTTGTGAACCGTAACCAGAAACTTTAGCACAATCTACTATAACAGTACCGCCATCGCCACCGGCAATAGCTACTTCTATATCAGATGTGTTTTCTGAGTTCTCTGCATACCCGTACATATCTAATGAACCACTTTCTTGTAGTTCAAATAGTACAACGGAGTTTCGTTGAACCTTAGCGCTAGCTCCGCTAGATAAAGTCCAATGTAGTCCTTTTATATTGACTGCTGGGGAGCTTTGCGTCTCAGTAGATTTCTTTAGTGTTGTTGCTAAAGCAATTGTTCCGGTTGCTGCAGTCCCCCTAACAGATACTACACCCTGGACTTGGGTGAGTTTTAAGTTATTTACTGTGACTGCCATGTGATTTCCTTTTAATTAGTTTAATATGATTTTTTCTTATGGTTCATATGAGGTCCTTCTTCAAGGATCTCGACATTAGGATCATTCACTTCAACTGTTTCTATACCGTGTTCAAACATTACTTTATACCAAGAGACTGTTCCGTCTACTGGTTCTGCGTGTTCACCTATAATAGGTGTACCTTCGTTCCATTCTTTGTGCATAATTTTCGATGCACATAAATGTTTATCTCCGTCTAGTGAGCCTTTAGCTACACCATCAACAGGACTTTCGGTAATAACTCCTGCTCTAAAATTTTTAAATGTCTTCGCCATTTGTTTCTCCTGTCTCTACAGGTCGCCCTGTATCTTGATCTATATCCACAAGTGCATCATCTAATGATACTCCCTGTGGTTCCATGTCAGGGTCAACAGTATGTTTATTATATATGTCTGCTGCTACTCCTGCCTTTTGATCGTCTAACGCCTCTTGTGCTCGAGATGCCATCTGATCGTTAAATTGTTGTTGAGCCTCACCGCTGTTACCAGCTATGATATTGCCTACCAAATCTTTAACTTCTTGTGTTCTATCTTCTGCCATATTATGCTCCATTATCAGGTCCAGGAACAGGGTTTCCTTCTCCTGGTACATCATTACTTATATTACCTGCAGGTTCCGGTTGATCCGGGTTACTTGCTTGTAATGGACTCCATTGATACTGTCTACTGTATTGTGGCTCTGCCATAATCTCTGTTTCTATTGTATCAATCTCCTCATCCGTTAACATTAATACATTCTTTTGTATGTAACGCTTACTAAAAAATGTTCCTATGTATGCTGCTAGACCGTTTAATACTTCTACTCTACTTCTAAGAATTTCTTGTTCCTTAGACTCTGTGTAATAAGCATCTGTGGCAAACTCAAATTCTATATCGTCTTTGATACTATGCCAATCGTCTTCCGTCATAACACCTTTTAGTAAGAGCTGCGTCTTTAAAAGATCGCTTAACATTACCGAGAACTTTCTTCTTAACTTGATGATGAATTTTGTAAACTTCATCTCGTCTCGATTTATCTCAGCTGCTCTACCAAAATTTAGTCCAGCCTGTTGTTCTAATCTCGATACAGGTATATTCAAGGACTGATATAACTTCCTTTGAAAGTATTCTACATCTTCTATCTGCCCTAGGTTTTGACCTGCTGGCAATGTATCAATACTTGTACCTGTTCCGCCTTCTCTTCTGGGTAACCAAAAGTCTTCCAACATAGACATGAACTTCTTATCATCTCTAATTTCACCTGTGTTAGCATCGTAAACTAATTTATTACGATATCTATCCATGATGTCTTTCATGTATTG